AAACAAACAACCTTCTGTTGATTTAAAAACCCAAGAACTTGAGTTGTGCCAATTCCATCCTTTATTAAACATGTCAAAGAATGCTGAATGAGGCTGCGGCATATCCGCTGCAAAAAACCTAATGTCAAATTCAACATCATCTGGAATGTGTGCGTAATATATAAAAGACATATGCGAATCTAAATGGTGATGCGACGGGTTGGGCATTTTATCTACTAAATTAAAATAACTCTTAGAAATATGAAAATCTAAATCATTTGATGGTATATTAAATACAGCCAGATATTCCCCCACTGACTTTGTTATAAATGCATAAATATCCCGTAGCTTTTCCTCGTGATGTAAATAAGGATCAGTGACCTCATTTGAATATCCATCTTTAATATGGCTTAACGCTACTTCCCATAAATTCTCTTTAAATTCAGATGATTTGTCATACTCAAATTCACATATTGTCGTAGGAAATAATGTATGAGTGTTCATAACTTAGCAGCCTCTAGAATTACTGCCCAGTATTCATCACCTACCATAGCATCTGAGTTAACGCCTCTATCCAGATTGATCCTGCCCATCCTACCGCAGAAATCTGCGAGCTTCTCTTGGGTTTCTATGCCTGTCATATCGATGCCGCTGTCTGCAAACCACGCAATCCGGTTGTTTGTCTCGATAACGACAGGCCAATCTCGACCGACCAAATCAGCAAGATAATTTTGCACGGCAGTCTCGTCACAACAGTTGCCTCGATAGACGTATTTCGCCGGATCAGCGGCAGATCGCCACTTCCCATACGACCCTTTTTCTGCACACCACATATCAAAGTCACGGCCCGTCAGACCGTTTGCGACATAGTGATTATAGCCTCGCCGGTAAGCACATCGGAGGCACCAGTGGTCATTGCACTCTGCGTGGTTGGACAGCAATACGGATTGTAAGGCTGTTGGCATTTGCTCATACTGCTCCCATTTTCCTGTCAACGTAGCAGCTACCACATTAAAGTCAAAATCGGACGGTACGATCTCTCCCATAGTAGGCCAACCAGACCACATTACTGGAGTGCCAGTGTCCGTCCATATATTTCTGGTATGTATAGCCGTGTCACTCGTCGTATTCTCTAATGATCGGCCAAAAACAACAGCGTCACAATCACCCTCGTCACACCAAGCGGCGATCTCCGTGTGGCATGCAATGCGTAGGCCCAAGTCTGACAGACTTTGGAAACCTGCACGGACCGGAACCCTTTTCTTTGTATATCCGACAGTGGCACTAACGGCGGAAAATTCAAAGTCTCGCACATTTGCACGAAGCCATGTAGCTACTGTTATCGCATGGTTTTCCTTCTCGTTATTTTCCACATCAGTAAAGTTTGCTTCACGCAGAAACCGTACGACGATTTCGTGGGGTGTGTTCGCCGCAAACCACCATGCCGCATAAGTACTGTTAACCCCTCCTGAGAAGGGTATCAAAATTTTCATTATCCTACGCTCCCCGCTACTGTTCCTGAATTATTCAGCGTCACAGTTTTGCCGTTCTTTCTTAAAGCGAAACCTGCCGCTCCACCTGCGCCCCCGGCACCAATCGTTTGACTTATGCAGTCCGCTTCGCCAGCGCCATACGTCCCGCTAGCCCCTGTGGCACCTGCCGCACCAAACCCGCCAGCCGCTCCTGCTGCGCCGACAGAACCGTAATATATAGTTCCAGTGCAAAAATCCTTTTCCTCCCCTTGACGACCACCAGCCCGACCACCGCCACCACCACCGCCACCACCGCTGCGTAGGTTTCCACCAGACAGGACGTTGACGACTGCCGTTCCGTTCGTCTCCCAGTAAAGAGCATCACCACCTACCGATCCGGCTGCTCCGGCACCTGATGCTGCTGTCGCTCCTGTATATCCATCAATGCTGCCAGTGATATTTACTGTCAGGGACGACGATGCGTTGAGTACACCGGTCCTCATGGCGTATGTTCCACTGGCGCTGACAGTCACTCCGCTGGCGACGTTAACGGTGATGGGTGTCGTATCAGCCGCAGCGTCGTATCCAGCCGCCGTTGCCTGTGTCAGGATATTGTAGTTGCTGGTGTTAGACGTAATGTCGAGAACAACTTCACTGTCGGCGCTAAAAGTGCCAAAGCCCAGAGTATTATAACCAAATCCAGTCATTGTGCCACCCTATGCGTCGTTTGCGGCATCTGTTGTAAACAGCAGCTTTATCCCTAAGAGCCGTGCATCTCCTGATTGGGTGTCAGCAGAAACGTCTCTATTTAGTTGGAAAAAGCACTCGTCGCCGACCGCCGGGGAACCAGCGATTGTGACGGCACCACTCTCGACCGATACCATCAGATCATTTGACGTTCCGCTGTGAGCGAGTGCGGTGGTGGCAACCAGAGTGCCGAACGCCGTGTTGATTGTATCGTCGCTCGACACAGCAACCCCCCCTAATTGCCATGCAACTGTACCCGTATTGGTGCCTGTTACTGTCCAATACGGTTGGAAAGAGACAGTGCCCTCGTTCCACGACTTAGGGAACGCTATAGCAAACTGTGCGAACTCATCCGCTCCCGTCGCGAAATCCAATACCTTGAGGTCGGGCCTGAGTGCGGTTGTCTCCACCTGAGTTACGTCTGAACATGGGTTTGTAGTACTTGGATACATGGCTGCGGCGGGCACCCAAATCGTTTCCTTGCCGGATACTTTCGCCTTTGCTCCGCCCACAGACAAACCACCGCCAATAAACACGTCCTTTACAACGCCCAAACCACCGTCCGTGTGGATTGAGCCGGTGGTGGTGCTGGTACTTTGAGTGGCGTCATCAACCGACGCAATCCCACTTGCTACTAACGTCGTCACCGTTGCCGCAGCAGCACTTCCTGACCCTAAGATGCCGTCCAAGGTGCCAGTAAAACCAGTGGCGGTAATCTGGTCAGTGGCAGTGATACCATCTACAAAGAGGTTGGCCCACCGGACGCTAGTTGTGCCAAGATCATCCGTACTGTCGGTGTCGCTGACTACATCGTCGCCATGTGTGGTGACGCCGGTCATAAGAGTGGTGCCGGACACCGTCGCGTTCGTTGCAACAAACAAATTCTTTGCTACTCCAAGCCCGCCATCAGTGTGGATGCTGCCCGTTGTTCCGGAGGTGGTATCGGTAACGTCGTCAATAGAGGCAATACCGCTGGTGGTGAGTGTTGTCGCTGAAATAGCCGCAGCCGTTAAAGCCCCGTCAATAGCCGCGACCCCTGTAACCTCCAGGGTTCCCACTTGGATGTCCGCAAGAGCATCGTAAACTACCGCCCCGGAACCGGCACCATCACAGTAGATAATCGCGTTCTTACCGTTCTGAACAGTGACGTTTGCCCCGGAACCCTGCGTCAGGATTACCGAATAAGGCCCACTGGACCCTGAATCCGTAGTCGCGTTTTCTATAATAAAATATGCCGGTGACGTGTTTGGGGCTATCGTAACCGTATTGTTACCACCAAGAGCGCCCGTGAACTTAATCACACGGTACATCCCGTCCTGAAGGTTCTCGGTTCCGGACCCCGGCGAGGCTTCTCGAACCGTGAGAGTGTGAGTTGTCCCGGACAAGGCTACCGCCTTATACGAAGCAATCCTGTCAAGAATGTCGGCATTGTGGTTCGTAGTCGTGCCCCAGGCACCGGCCTGTTCGCCTGACCCGATCTTCTCAATGCCAAAGCCTGTCGTGTATGTTGAAGCCATGATATTTTCCTATGCTGCCATCTTAGTCCAGTTTGGCGACTGTGTGTAAGTTATTGGGTTCCACTCTGCGTCCTGTCCGGGGACGATTTCGTTCCACATTAATATTGTTCCTACGGCGGTGGCCGCCGAAACACCCGTAAGCGGAACGCCTATCTTAGCTTCTACGCTGCCTGTCGCGGTAGACGCCGAAACACCCGTAAGTGTAAGGTCGGCAGCGCTCGTAACTGTTGCGCTGCCTGTCGCGGTAGACGCCGAAACACCCGTAAGTGTAACGCCAGTCTTTACTTCTACGCTGCCTGTCGCGGTGGCCGCCGAAACACCCGTAAGTGTAACGCCTATCTTAGCTTCTACACTTCCCGCTGCGGTGGCCGCCGAAACACCCGTAAGTGTAAGGTTGGCAGCGCCCGTGACCGTTGCGCTGCCCGCTGCGGTGGCCGCCGAAACACCCGTAAGTGTAAGGTTAGCAGCGTTCGTAACTGTCGCACTGCCTGTCGCGGTGGCCGCCGAAACACCCGTTAGCGGAACGCCTATCTTAGCTTCTACGCTGCCTGTCGCAGCAGCAGCCGAAACACCCGTAAGTGTAAGGTTAGTAGCGCTCGTAACTGTTGCGCTGCCTGTCGCAGCAGCAGCCGAAACACCCGTAAGAGTGAGGTTGGCCTCGCCCGCAACCGCTACACTACCCGTCGCAGTGGCCGCCGAAACACCCGTAAGTGTAAGGTTAGCAGCGCCCGTGACCGTTGCGCTGCCTGTTGCGGTGGCCGCCGAAACACCCGTAAGCGGAACGCCTATCTTAGCTTCTACACTGCCTGTCGCGGTGGCCGCCGAAACACCCGTAAGTGTAAGGTTAGCAGCGCCCGTAACTGTCGCACTGCCTGTTGCGGTGGCCGCCGAAACACCCGTAATTGAAACGCCAGTGCTAGCTGTCGCACTGCCCGCTGCGGTGGCCGCCGAAACACCCGTAAGTGTAATATTGGCAGCGCCCGTAACTGTCGCACTGCCCGCTGCGGTGGCCGCCGAAACACCCGTAAGTGTAATATTGGCAGCGCCCGTAACTGTCGCACTGCCTGTTGCGGTGGCCGCCGAAACACCCGTAAGTGTAATATTG